ATTAACCTTTACGCCTACGTTGTTGCTCATGAATACTGCCATTTAGGTTATTCCTCTTCTTTCTTAGCTGTTGGTTTTGGTGCTGGTGCTGCTGGTGGAAGCTGACCGATTTTCTTTAGGAAGTCGGTTTGTTCCTTTGTCCAATCGTCCATTCGATTAGCTCCATTCCGTGAGTGTTGAGATGTTAATGGTGGCTGTTAAAAAGTCTCCAGCCGCAGTCTCGATAGAGCCTACGTTTGTAACTGAGCCAACATTAAAGCTGATTGCAGATGCCGCTAGTTTATTAAAAACGGCGACCATTAAATCCTCGATGCCTGAAAGGTTTCCTTGGTTATCCAAGAGCGGAACATAGAGGCGGATTTCAAGATTAGCCATTGGGTTGATAGTGGCATACTGGTTGTTATTGGGTACGAGATAATCACCAGATGAAGGCGCGACAACAACGCTGTTAGCAATAGGAGTGGCAGGAGGAAACGCAAATACTGAGTATTTTGTATTATCCGTAAGTGCTGCGGCTATCGTCGAGCGAAGTATCGTAATGGCCGTCATTTCAACCAACCATGCTACGGGGATCGAGATAAGGAGAAAGCAACCCACGAACGCGAGCCATAAGAGTATTGCCCATGCGATAAGGACTAGGGGTGTATCCGTCAATGGTTACTCCACCTGATGATGGCGCTTGACGGCTCTGCCAAATGTCAATGGAAATCATAAGAGCAGCTTCCTGAATGGAAGGAATTGTTGAAGGATCGAGATAAGTTTCTGCTGCGACTGTACCGTAAGGATTAACTGGGTGGTAAGGAGCAGGGGTGTTGTTGTTGCCAGTAATGGCATAAGTGATTGAGTATTCGCCAATTTCGGTAATGGTTTTTGAGCCGTTGTGCTTTGAGCCATTGCCTGAGATTGTGACGGTTTGTCCAACATAAAAAGTATAAGTAACTGGCTCATCAAAATAGAGAGTCCCAGTTGTCGCTGTATTGCTGTGTGCAACATTGTTTGTGTTGTTAGCCCAAATAAAAGGAAGCAGCACATTGTCAGCAGCGTCGCAAACTTCTTGCAGGGTAGCGTCAGCGTAGAGACTGCCTACGCCAAGAGCTGTGCGAAGTTCTGCGATTGTTGTGAGTGACATGCTATTCCTTTCTAAAGACTCACGGGGACTGCAAGGGCTCTGGCAGCCCCCGTGAGCGACTTAGGTTCTTACTGATTAAGTAAGGTTGAAGCGACGAACGCCAGCGCCACCCTTAAGAACACCAATAGCAAGGTATCCGTAGAGTACGATTTCGATTTCGCCTGTTGATAGGACGTTGAGACGAAGCTGTGTTGTTGGTGATTCCCAAACATAGACAGATTCTGGAGCAACCAAGAACGCTGACTCATCAACGATTCCTGATACTGAGATGTTGTGATCCACGATGAGGCTTGTGCCCAATACGTTTCCAACTACAGAAGTTGGAACTACTGCGCCTGAAGCGTTCTGTGTCTGACCCTGTGCGGAATATAGAGGGCGTGAAGAACCATCAACGTAACCGTTAATTGCTGCCCATTGGTCGGTTGATGCAACCAACTTGTTAGCAAAGTTTCCGCCAGTTGCCTTGTAGGCTGCTGCTGACTGTGTTGCGATGAATGACTGGAGTCCTGCTGCTGTTGCAGCAACACCTGTTGCCTGAGTTCCTGAAGCTGTGAATGCAGCGATAAGTGCTGAATCTGTAGCAGCTTCGTAAGCCTTGCGGAGTTCAGTCATGAGGAGATCCATGAACGCTGGTGATGAGCGGTCGATGAGTTCCCATGAAACGACGTTACGACCAGCAAACTTGTTGACGTTAACTGTGTCGTAAGTTGAGGTCATGCCTGTTGTTGAGATTGAAGCTGCTTCATCTGCGTCTGCAACTGTTGGAGCAGTTCCAAGCTTAGGAATTGTGAATGACATTCCTGCTGCTGGAAGTGCCTGACGTGTTACTGCTTCAAATGCTGGGCGACCTGTGAAGGTTGTTGTTACAAACTCGTTGAGGTGCTGTGGGAGTGTGAGTCCTGTGTTTGTTGATGTTGTGTCATCTGCTGCAAGAACTGTGCGACGTGCATTATCGTCACCCATTGCTGCCTTGATAGATGCCTCAAGGTACTGTGCTGATGTGATAGGCGCTGTGCGCTCTTTCACTTGGAGATTTGCTACAACTGTTGGGCGAGCCGCTTCGACTGCTGCTGCTTCAACTGCTGGAGCTTCTACCTGTGTTGTGGTTTCTTCCACGACTGGCTCGCTTTCTGGTTGGGTTTCTTCAGCAGGGGTTGATTCCTCTGCTGCGATCTCTAACACTTGAGCAGACTTAAACGCTGGCTCTGTTACTAGAGAAACTTCTTTTAGTTTTGCCGCAGTTACGACAATATGTCCATCGCGTGATGGCTTTGATGCGATTACTTCAGCACCTACGGAAAGTCCGGATACTAAACCTTCTTGTGCTTGAATGAGAGCATCGTTTCCGCCTGTAGAGCGGGACAACTTAAATGTTGCGTAGATTCCATCTTGGCGCACTTCTGCTGAAATCATGCGACCAACTGGCTTCTTCATGTCGTGCTGTGATAGCAACTTAATCTTTGTTGGGTCTGCAATCTCGATTGAACCTGCTTCAAATACGACGCCACCCATATTGGTAGAACCGACTTCGCCAGTTCCCATTGGCACAATCTTGCCTGAGATTTCGCGTCGATTTTCATTGCACTCGATTGAAGATGCTTCGATGATGAGTTGTTCCATTACATGCCTTCGCTTCCGTTAGGAGTTAAATCAGTCATTTGCATAGCCTGTTCAGTTGTAATAAGTCCGAGACTCAAGAGCTTCTCAACAACCTGCAATTCGACAAGTGGGTCGTTCTTGAGGAATGAGTCAAATACTGCAAACTTGACTTCATGTCCTGCGGTTGAAATGTCGTCCATAGATAGACGTGCCTGAATAGCCTGAATGTAAGGCTCGATGGATAGTGCGTAGAACTGCTTGCGCTCGTCCTGCACATTCGCATAAGTCATGGTGGTGTTCTGGTCTGCTGAAAGGTAATAAGCAGGAACATTCATTGCGCGAGCGACCTGAGTCGAAAGATTCTGCACAGCCTCGTTGTACATCATATCTTTTGGACTGAAAGCAACTGGAGAATAATCAAGTGTTGAAGTCAGATAAGCAGTTGAGTTGTTCTGACGGCTACGCTTCCAAGCTGCAAGCAATCCCTGAACTTCATTGGCAGGTAAATCTGCTCCAGAGTTCTTGAGAAATCCTGCTGGTTGTGGATTAGCAGAATTGACTGCTGCTGCGCGATCTACGTCAATCGCTGCCTGAATCAAACGACCAGAACGGTCGAGGACTCCTTCATCGAATCCCTGAATTGTCACAATATCATTCATATCGACTGGAGAAGCGTCGATATAATACTGGGTTACATGAATACCATAAAGGTCAGTAGTAAAAGTAACGCGAGTGTTAGCCACCCACTCGAAAGAAGCTGGGCGACCATCTTCCGCATAGCGCTCCGTAACTAGAAGATAAGAGACTCCGTAAAATAGCAAAGAGTCCACAATCCAAGAGATAGTGATAAATGATGGCTGAGATTTTGATAATTGCTTAATCCAGCGTGGTGGCGCAATAACTTCGCCAGTTGATGATTTGTAATACTCAAGCGGAATAGAAGCGACTGTGCCGCAGATAAGGTTGCGGGCGCGAGCAACGCTTGGAACTGTCATAGCATCATGGCGAGAGACTCGCGCAACAACTGTGTTGTAAATAGTGGGCAGATTTTCGCCCATAACTTGTGGCGCGTATTGCGCTTCGACTAGCTGCGGCTTACGCGAAAAGAGACCCATAGGGTGCAATTATACACTACATATAGTGTTATTCGCTGTAAATAGCCGCTACCTGTTGTGGTTTGTAAAGCATGTGAACAACCATGGCGGTAGAGATAGCACCCGATACATCGCCAGCCGATTTTCTTTTCACAATGCGCCAAGAGGAATCGTTTGTCTTGGCCGCGCAGTTGTTCATCTGCTGAATCCAATTTTCTTGGCCAGCGTGAACCAATCGCTTCGAGTTCAGGGCATCATTGAGGTCGGTGCATGCCTGATAAAAGGCTGCTCCCGAAATATCCTGCACAATCTGACCTGCGTTTGCCAATCTGTCAGCTATTGACTGGCTCGTGTATTTGTCGAAGCAAATTTGGCGGGGTCGGTAGTTATCCGCCCATGCTTTGATATCTGCTGCAATCTTGAGATCATCAACTGAAACTTGGCTTTCCCATGTCTGGAGTATCCCAACTCCGATTCGACCATCAGGCAATATCTGGCCAGCAACCAAAGATGCATTTCGACGAGAAGGAGACACGTCGAATGCAAAGACCGTATAACCACCCACAGGAATCTGGAGTGTTGAGTCGCTCGTATCCTCAAGGATTCCATGAGCCCAAGGAGATGAAAGCGAGTCAATCCATTGGCATAGCAACTCAGTTCGAGTATTTTCAACTGGGCTGGTAGCAACTGCTTCTTCAAGTGTTTCCTCCGTGATCGTGTAGCCAAGCGCAGGATTAGCCATTGCCCAGCCATTTCTGTCTGTAATCTTGCAATATTGCGGAGCGCTGTACTCATAGAACCCAAAGCTCTTTGGCGGGTTTTCTAGCGCCCTTTCTCTCATGCCGTTAAGGACTAGCGAGAAAGCGTCTCCTGCATTTGAGGTAAGAAGCGTCTGAGAGTTTGGACGCGCTCTAGTTGTCGGAATAGCTGCTCGGTATCCTTCTTCGTGAATCTCTCGGAGTTCGTCAATGAAGAGGAAGTCTGCAGTTCTTCCGCGAGAGCCGTCTCTAGTTGCCGCAACAACATCGAGCCTTCTTCCGTCCAGCATTTCAATAGACTCAGTACCGTTGGCGTATCTGATTTGCTTAACGAATCCTTTGAGGTGGTCATTACTCTCCAATACATACGCTACTTGTCTAAATGTGTCTAAAGCCATGCTTCTATTCGAGGACATGATAAGAATGTTCTTGCTATCCCACTTCAGAAGGTGGGCAAGTATAAGCATGCGGGCTAAGTGAGTTTTGCCGTTCTGACGGGCAATGAGAAGTAGGTTTGTTTTGCGAACCCAGTTGCCAGACTTGTCCACGGTAAGCATGTCCTTGAGAACATATTCTTGCCAAGGTAATAACGGCATGCCGATTATCTCGCACAGGTCTTTTACATCTTGCAGCTTGTTAGCGCCCTTGATTGGTATGGACTGAAGCCTTGGTTTCGTTGCCCCTCGCAAGGCTTTGGATCGTTTGGGTGACATCGGGTCAGTTCTGGACTGGCTTGGCTGTAAATGGACTGTCTTGGTGAATCTCGGAGCGTGTCGGGGAGGGGAAGCCCAGGACTTACCTGGAT